TGCCTGGGTCTTGGCAGTAGATGCGTTTGTATAACCTTCAGAAGCACGAAGGTTTTTAATTTCTTGTTGTAATTTGAGTAACATTTCTTGCAAATTACGTGTTTGTTCTGCGTTCATTTTTGTAGTCTGCAGAATATTTTGTACTTCTGCAGCAGTACGAATAGTATCGGCCTCAGTTTTAAGAGTCTGAGCCGTGGTTCCTGTTGTAGTAGCTTTTTTTAAGTCAATATCAGCTTCGTTCATTGACATTGCCTGGTAACCTTGTAGGGCAGAACCTATAGAGTTACCCATTTTAGCGGTGGACACCTGCCCCATTGCTCCGACTGGGGTACCCGCTCCACCTTGGGTATATGCAAGCATGGGATTTAACCCAGCTTTCTGCATATCTTGAGTAGCAGTTTGATATTGGGTTTCCCGCATACGCTCTTGGAAATCCATTTGCTTAGCAGCTTGTTCAGCCGAGCTGCGATTAGCAGCATCGGCTATATCCCAATTTTTTTGATTAGTGGATTGTTGCCCTAGATATCCTAAAGCAGCGGCTCCAAGTGCGAGTGCGGGTAACATTAGAAATGATCAATCAAGCCTGGTACAGAGTACATAGGCATTGGCCTTGCTTTCTTAACATCAAAGAAAGAATCAAAGATAAATTGTTGTCCGTTAGCAGCTGCACCTACGGCAACCACACGAGATACAGGTGGGTTTTCCGTAATAAATGAATTATTTAATGTAGGTAACGCAGTAAATTTTTGGGCAAGATGCCATCCATCAATAGTTCCAGCAGCAGTACTGCGGAACAAGGATGAAATCCTTGATGGGTTATATCGATATTCAGCCCAACGTTCTTGATAACCAAATACACTGTTGTCTTGGGTAGAATTACCAGTAACGTAAATTTCTTTATTAAGTACAGATTGTTCACCAAGCATTGCAAATGCTGGGAAATAGAAATCGTAACGAGTAGAACGGCTCCACATTTTATGGAGACCTTGTTGATATGTTAAATCGGCTCTAACTGAAACAAGGCCGATAATTACGCCATGTTCAGTAAACGATTGGCTAAATCCATGATTATGAGCCAGGGCAGTACCCATAGCAGCAAGTGTACCCATAGGGGTTGTTTGGCCAGTTTGGCCTGTACCACTTGTTTGAGCAATCGGATTAATGTTGACCGACGTTGTACCGCCTCCGAGGTATTCTGGCCGTTGCAAGCGAGAATCAGGAGAGATAACGCCAAAGTGAGAGCGAATAATCTCAGTATATCGAGTACCACCTCGAGCGTCACGCTCAAGTAGTTTTTGAATCTGAAATGATTGACGTAATTGATTAATTGTTGCAGCAGTTGCTCCAGATAAATCTGCATATAGACCTGTATTTGTACCAAAATAAACGGTTTGACCTTCGGTTAATGCTGCTGTTGAATTAGGTACGAATCGACCCGAACTTGGGCTCGTCCAAAACATTGGAGCGTCGATTGTTCCATTAGATAATCTGACTTGTGTAAAGTCAGTTTTAATAGGTGCTGATGTGCCTAAAGGCAAGGTTACACTTGAACCTTTTTGTGGCCAAGGTAGTGCAGATGTAAAGTAATCCTTGCGTTTTCCACGCTTTAATAGAGTGTAATTTGCAACTGTATCTGGACCATCGCCAGTATCTACAGTTACAGAATTTTGTAAGTTTTCATCACGGAACCACTCGTTCCAGATGAGATTGTATGCACGTGGCCAGAAAGCACAGTGCGTTACAGTTTGTCCAGCAGTTACCTGGCCAACAGTTGGCAAGCCCATATAGTCTTGCAAGGAGCCTATTGCATAGCCTCCAGAAGGTGACACCTGTTGAGGGATTACGTAGGAGATAGAATCTCCAGGATTTGTTTGTTGTCCCATAAATTTTTGCCAATTTGACCAAATTAGACGATTAGGGACAAAGAAGAAGAAGCTATCCAATACCATGTTGTCCATGATTGGAAATAGCGGTGTTGAAAGACGGGCAAATGCCGTCATGTTTAGGTTAAATGTATCGCCAGGAAGTACTTCATCTACATATACAGGGACTAAGTTACCCGCATCGAATGTTGTTTTATGAGTTGATTGACAGTCGAATTTTGAACGGGGTATGTCCGCTTTAGGAATTGTAGTGAATTGATGAAGGTTTACTGATTGATTGCGATGCATGTTATTTAACCTTTATATTTTCCGATGGAAAAGGTTACCCTTTTCCTATCGGTTTAGTTTGTAATTTTTACTTGTTTACCAAGTGATAATAGTTTTGGTTGGTCATAGATATCGAATTGACCAGAGTTGTCGTCAAAGACTCCGAACTCATAGAGATCGAAATCATCGGGGTGGTTGAAAAGCTGATTGTCATCAGCATTACGATTGATTTCATCTGAGAAGCTCCTAATAGCTACGCCAGAGCTAGGAACGAACATTGGTCTGCCATAGGCATCCGCAGCGCGGTCTTTTACAGAACAGAGGATTAATTTCATGAGGTTTCCTTTTAAGTGAGGGTTCGTTTTAATTTACGCAGTTTAGCAGTTACGACTTGTTCCTTAACGGCCAGTCGTTCGTAAGTGTTGTCTGCGTGATTTAGTTTAGCACCGTTTTCACGGAGTGCAAGTATTTGTTCGTATTCGTAAGGATTTTCGTTTTTAAATTGGAGGTCATAGTATTTTGGTGGTTTTATTTTTTGACCTCTTAAAACGATGTAGTCATGAGGGAATACGTCATTTTTGTATTTTTTATACCAGTTAAGCCCAATAGCGGGCTTTAGGGACATTTTATTAAATTCAGGGGTTCTAATAACCCCAGTTTCCTGATCGGTATAGTGTTTTTTTGAATTTTTACCAGTTTGTTTTTTCATAATGTATCTAGCCACATACGCAGCTGATTCAAAGTTAACGTCTCCAATGGAGGAATAACCAAATGGCCAGAGGGTTTCAAGGTCTTGGGATCTATATATGAGAGAACCAGAGGAAGTCCTTTTCCATAATTTCTTATCATGAAAGTCGAATCCGAAGATACAGGCATGGAAGTGAGGTCTGCCGAAGTTTTCGCCATACTCTCCAGCCATGTAGTAACTAATTTTTGTAGTTGGATATCGCTTTCTAAGTCTTTTGATAAAGAGTTGGAAATCTCTGTAATGAAGCGATTGATCGCTTGGGAGATGTGTGTCGTCATATGTGAGAGTTATGAAACAGTTGTTTTGATGTAATTGGGCTTCATGCATACAGCGCATAGCCCATTGCCTGGATCTCTCCAGTCGACAGCCGATACATTGACCACAGGGTAATGATACGGCTTGAATAATGTCGGGGTCATTTTGTTTAAAAATGACACGACGATAGACTTTGCCTGTAGCAAAGTTAGTTGAGTATCCGCTGAGTCCAGCGGATATAGGGTGATAACAGGCCATGTGAGGTGGTCTGGAGCTTTTTTAAAGCCTCCAGCCTCCACGCTGGGGAGCTGAGCGCACGTTGGCGCTTTTTGTAGACTTTCCGTGCCTACGGAAAGTTTTGGCATGTTTATGTTTAGACATGCTTTTGCGGTGCAATATTTTCATTTTATTTTGGCCTTAGTTTATCAAGTTTTTGTGGTTTGGTGTCACCTAGCACAGTTACATCAAGTAGAGTAACTGTGCTTACGGCTGTTCAGCCGTTTTTTCTGAGGGACTTTCAGCAATATTTTGCTGAACGCTTGCCTCAGGATTATTTATTAGCCCAAGGGCTATTGCCTCATCTTTATTTTCGGCATTTTGAAGGAAATTGATTAATTCCTCAGGATTGTTATCGAATCGAGCTCTAATTTGAGCTGGTAAAGCATCAAATTCGCTCTCAGCAGCGATAACGGCATTAAGGGCTGACTGGTAGTCAGATATGCCAGTGAAATCGCCATAGCGAGGCGATAATGGGCTTTCGGGTAATAGCCCAGTAATATTAAATTGACGAAGGATATTATTAATATCCGTTTCGTCTTTGAAATGCTGCTGAGTCAGGGTTGCTTCCTCACAAAGCAGCCCCGACTCATTTGACGCAGCATCTCGGTCATAGTTATAAGGTGTACGTAAAAATGGAGCTTTCATTTTTTGCCTTTCATTTGCATGTATTTGTTTTTAACGTAATTAGATACGTTAGAAGGTGTTGGTAAATTTTTCTTTAGATCACGATACCAGAATGGATCGACAGAAGGGGCAATATTTGCCTTGATGTTAGTAGTTTCTGCCTGGGTCTTGGCAGTTGATGCGTTTGTATAACCTTCAGAAGCACGAAGGTTTTTAATTTCTTGTTGTAATTTGAGTAACATTTCTTGCAAATTACGTGTTTGTTCTGCGTTCATTTTTGTAGTCTGCAGAATATTTTGTACT